TTGGGGGCTTCGAGATTATGGCGTAGATGGGAAACTGGGATTAGAACCTACGCCAGATGAATATGTCGCCAAGATGGTTGAGGTATTCCGAGAAGTCAAGAGGGTACTGCGGAAGGATGGAACGCTTTGGTTGAATTTGGGTGATAGTTATGTCGGTTCTTGGGGTAATTACGGTGGCCAAAAAAGAGGCATGGGAAGCCAAAGAAAAATTATAAGCGGCAGTAGAATACACCAGAAAGTCTATGACGGATTAGAAAAATGGAGACCTCCAACAAGTAATAAGATAAATAATTTAAAGCCTAAAGACCTAGCAGGTATCCCATGGCGCGTAGCCTTGGCATTACAGGCAGACGGTTGGTGGTTGCGGTCAGATATTATATGGGCAAAACCGAATCCTATGCCGGAGAGCGTAACCGACAGACCGACAAAAGCACATGAGTATATTTTCCTGTTAAGTAAAAGCGAGAGGTATTTTTACGACAATGAAGCAATAAAGGAACCCGCAAGCAACGAAGGCAAATTGGTTTCATTAGGTGATAAGTCTTTTTCGAGGGGACAAGCAAAAGGCAAAGGAATTAAGCCGAGTGGTAATGGCAATGCAGATGAATATCTAGTACCCGCAGGGCGCAACAAGCGCACCGTCTGGAATATAACAACGAAACCATTTAGTGAAGCGCATTTCGCCGTATTCCCGCCAGAGATACCGGAAACGTGCATTAAGGCAGGGTGTCCGCAAGGCGGAACAGTCTTAGACCCTTTCGCCGGAGCTGGCACCACACTATATGTGGCCGAACAACTGGGGCGGAATAGTATCGGCATTGAACTAAACCCAGACTATTGCGACATCATCCGGCGCAGAATGGCCGGGTTGGTGGGAATAAAATATTGAGGTGACATAATGGATAGATTTCTAAACCAGATAATCTGTGGTGACAATGTTGAGATAATGCGACAGATGCCCGATAAATGCGTTGATTTAACTGTAACTTCACCGCCATATGATAACTTGAGAACCTATAATGGATTCTCTTTTAATTTTGAGAATGTGGCAAAGGAATTATATAGAGTTACCAAAGATGGTGGTGTGGTTGTTTGGGTAGTTGGTGATGCGACAGTTAAAGGCAGTGAGACAGGTACAAGTTTTAGACAGGCTCTTTACTTTATGGACTGCGGATTTAATTTGCATGACACTATGATTTATGCAAAAAACAGTTATATGCCATTAACGCACAACAGATATGAGCAACAATTTGAATATATGTTTGTTTTTTCAAAGGGCAAGCCCAAGACGTTTAATCCAATAAAGATTAAGTCACAGACGGCAGGAACAAAGCGAAACCGAGGTGGAAGCAAGGCAAAAGAGATGTCATATGCCGAAAGATTAAGAAATGAAAAGACAACTGTAAACGAATACAAGCAAGCACCAAATATTTTTTGGTATGACGTTGGGAAAAACGACAAAAGCATACACAATGCACCGTTTCCAGAACAGCTTGCACACGACCACATAATCTCCTGGAGCAATCCGGGGGATTTTGTTTTTGATCCATTTATCGGTAGCGGCACAACTGCAAAAATGGCTTATCTCAACGGCAGGAATTACTGCGGAATTGATATATCCGAAGAATACTGCGAGATAGCAAGGCGCAGAGTAGAGCAAGCGCAAGCACAACTGCGTATAACAAAGATAATGCGAAATAGACAGACACATGGAGAGGAGGAATGACCGGTGGCGTTACCTTTGTTGATTGCCAAAAAAGAACATCAGCCAATTTGCCCTGATGATTATAAATTAGGATGGTTATTTCAAGATGAAAAAGAAGGTTACTGGATGATATGGGGAAGCTGCAAAAACAAAGAAACCGCTTTGTCTGCGGTTAAAGAAGTATTAGAAAAGCAGGGAGTCCGGGACGTTTTTATCTCTGAAGTGCCTTTATCAAAACATTTAACGAAAGAACAGGTCGAAAGGTTGATACCTCTGAAAGATTAAGGGAGAGAGGAGAAACAAAGATGCCCAGTAAGAGGGACCTGAGATACGCCTGCGCGGAGCTGGAGCGGTCTCTAACGTATAAGAGGACCGCGTTGGAGTTCCTGCGGGATTCGTCAATAGGAATATCAACACCCGTCTATGGCATCCGTGGGGGTGGGTCCAGTTCCGTCTCGGACCCAGCTGATAAGATCGTCTTTATGCTGGACCTGGAGGAGGATATCAAGCGCGATCAGAAACGGTTGATTTATTTATATGGGAAGCTGGCTGCAATGGGTTGAGCTACTCCGGGGTACAATCTGTCGTTTCCGGGGTATAGGTTGTCGGTTCTGGGGTATAATCTGTCGGTTCTGTTGTCAAATAAATACTTGACAAGATATGTGGCCTGTGTTATAATAAAAGTGAAGGAGGTATAACAGCATGACCAAAACAATCCAAAAAATCTATGCCATTGACACGTTAGGCAAATATCCTATTGCATTTGTGCGGTATGTCGGATGTTCCCCGGCCTGGAGAAAATTCTCAGATATTCCCGGCATACAAGAATATTTAAATACTCATGATGATTATGCGGTAAATGTCCCAAACTGGAAATATTAAATTGATGAACTACAAAAGCCCGGCGGCAAAACCGGGAAGAAAGGGAGGAATAAAAAATGAAAGAAACAAAAATGGAGTGTAGACATCAACTGGGAGAAGCCAACAAGGGATGGTATACCTGCGCACTATGCGGTAAGAAATTCAGGGGCGCGGAGGCCAAGGAGATTCTAGCAGCTGCGGAGGGTATAGAGAGCGTCACAGAGGCCCTGACACCACCCACAGGGGTTGTCGGTCCTATAGAGGCCCCAGGGACCACGGAGGGCAAAGGAAACGTTACGGGGAACACTGGAAAGGCAGTATCCTTCACCGACAAACAAGGACGGGAGGTCACAATTTATACCTCCAACCCCGTTTACCCTCCCCTGGTATCACCCATCCATAAGGCGACCTCACCCGTTAGGCTGTCCAGTGGTAAGATGGTTACTGGTAAAACAGTGACAATTGAGTGTATTGACTGCGGTGCGGAGAGGGTTATTAAGGTCCAGGACGCATTCCAGGTGGTCCGGTGTACTGAGTGCCAGAAGAAATACCGCAACATGAAGCGACGCTTGGCCCGCAAGAACAATAATGAGGAGGGATAGGGCATCTCTCAAGACATGATCTGGGTTGTGGTTCTGGTGGTCTGGGTACTGATTATTGCGGATAGGCCACCAGGACCCAGGGGAAGGGGATAGTGTAATTGACTGAATATGTCCCATTGGAGAGGCAAATACAGAAAAATATCCTGAAATATCTGAACAGCCTCCCCAACGCCAGAGCAGTCAAATGGAGCCAAAATGGCAGGCAGAAAGGAAACCCCGATATCCTATGTTGCATCAATGGGCGCTTGGTCCTATTCGAAGTCAAGCGTCCATTGCTGGGGAAAGCCACACTTTTACAAAGGGAGACCATCAAGAAATGGAAGGAGGCTGGTGCTATATCAGAGATCGTGGAGTCGGTGGACGATGTCAGGGATGTCCTGTCAAACTATTGCTTGACGGGTCAGTAACCAGCATGGTATAATGGTAATACACCCACCAATTACCAGCGGGAGGAGGTGAATAATTTTGACAAAGAACCAAGTTAGATCGAATAGACTCAAGGAGTTGAGGGAACAGGCCAAGTTAACGCAGGGAGAAGTGGCTAAACTCCTGGACCTTCACCATACCACAGTGTCTAAGCATGAATCAATGGACAGGGTACTGGCTCCTAAGGACGTAGAGGCATATGCCAAACTATATAAGGTGAGCAGTTACGAGTTGTTCCTGGAACCGTTCCCGGATTTAGCGGAGGAGGATGCCAGTGCAGAATAACAGTCTTTTGGAATCCGCTCTGCAGTACGCCCGCGAAGGTTACTCCGTCATCCCACTCCGTCCGAGGGACAAAAGACCAATTAGTGGGTTCTCGTGGTTGGAGTATAACGACCGAATCCCCACGGAGGAAGAGATCAGGCAATGGTGGACGACCTACCCCCAGGCCAATATCGGGATAATAACTGGCAAGATATCCGGAATAGTAGCAGTGGACATAGACACTGGAAGGGGAGGAAACCCCAAGGAAGTATTCGATCTCGCGCCGACAGGCAGGATATCCCAAACCGGGTCCGGCGGATACCACCTATTATACAGGTACCCAGACGGGGATATTATTATTAGAAACCAGGTCGGTAAAAACGGGGTCGATATTAGGGGTGATAGGGGCTATATCGTGGCTCCTCCTTCCGTACATAGAAACGGACGGAGATATAGATGGCTGTACGATGGACAGCCGGGGGAGTTTACCCGCAGTCTAACCACGGAAACGGGGGATAGCTCGGGAGGTCCAGGGGAGAACAACGGGGAAAGATGGCTAGTGGAGATGTTGTCCGGTGTTGGGGAGGGGTCAAGAAACGACGCTTGCGCCAGGCTGGCCGGGTACTACGCAGGGAAGGGCATTCCCCTAGATGTGGCCCTAGCACTACTGGACAGCTGGAACAACCAGAACAAGCCACCCCTGAGCACCACCGAATTGGAGACCACGACACGATCAGTATACCGCACAGCCTATAAGTCGTCATCAAACAGCACTAACACTAACACTAACACTAACACTAATACCAATATGAATAACACCGTGGAACAGACTAAACAGGAGGCATTCAAGGTAGTGGATGTTAATACTTACATGACGAAACATGGGACAGGCTCGGTATCGTGGGTTATTGATGACTGGCTACCTGATGAAACTATAGCCTTCTTAGTGTCTCCACCCGGGTCCTTCAAGACTTGGATGCTGTTGGACCTTGCAGTGTCAGTGGCAGGAGGTACACCATTTCTGAATCAGTTTGAGGTCAACTCCACGGGGCCAGTATTGATTGTCCAACAGGAGGACTTCCATGGGGAATTAGCAGAGCGACTGGCAGTAATTATCAATAATAGGTATAATTTAATTAGCCAGAAGGGGGACGACTGGCAAATAAAAATGCCCCCGAATCTGCCCATATATCTCCACCCCGAGCGGAGGCTACGGTTTGACAACCCCGAGGTTATGAAGGCATTCATGGCCACAGTGGGGGAACTACGGCCCAAGCTGGTAATAATCGACCCTCTTTATTCAACCGGTACCATGGATGACTACATGACCAAGATAGCCGAATTGATGTTTCCATTAAAGCGGCTAAGGGACGAATATCGTTGCTCATTCATCCTGGCTCATCATACTAAAAAGAGTGCGGAGGGAAATGGTAGGGAGGGTTTATGGGGTAGTCAGTTCTTGAATGCATTCCTTGAGACTGGGTGGCAGATCAGGAAGGGGGAGCAGGAGAACAGCGTGTCAGTGCTAAGACACTTCAAGGTCAAGGGAAACCTGCCCAAGATAAAGGTAGATTTCAACATCGATACAGAGGACCAGTACAAATATGAGGTCGTCGTGGACACGAGCAATACGGAATCCGAGGTGAATATTCTGGAATACCTCAACGACCACGGTCCATCAACAGCCGTCGAGATAGCCAAAGGTGTTGGGGTCCACAGGACGACAGTGACTCGTAAAATAAAGTTGCTGGAACAAGATGGGGTGGTAGTCAAGGAGGGGACAAAATATATCGTCCTGTCGCAGCTACCGCAGTTCTAAGAGAGGAGGTTAGGGAATTTGGCAAGGAGTGAAATAATTAGTTATTCTCGGTTGGCGGAGTGGACCACCTGCAGATACCGATGGAAGTTGAGGTATATTGATCACATAACCCGCAGGATGAATTTTCGGGCACCTACACTGGGGAGTGCGGTTCATGTCGGGATGGCCTGTGGTCTGCTGGAAAAAGACTACGTGGCTGGGATCGACCAGTGGAAAGAGGAATATCTGCAGAAACACATCCTGGAAATTGCAGATGGGGTAGACGAGTTAATAGCTGAAACCACCGGATGTCTTAACCAGGAAATCGAAGATATGACTAATGAAGTGGCTTCGACCGCAAAAGAGATAACGGGACGGGCCTTGAAGGTATTTGGTCCGGACCAATGGGAACCTGTTTTATTTAATAAGGCCCCTATGGTGGAAATCGAGCTAAGGGTACCGATCCGTGGTTGGGGTGGCTACAGGGGAATATTGGATTTGGTGGCTAAGGAGAAGTCAACTGGGTTTGTCTGGGTGGTTGATCATAAGGTCCGCAATCAACTGCAACCCGTGGAAGCCGAGGAAGTTAATCTCCAAATGGTATCATATCAGTATTTGGCCCTACGACATGGAATCCAGACTATTGGTTCCCTTACTAACCAAATACTGGCAAAGGTGCCATCTATCCCCCAACTTAATAAAAATGGTACCATGAGCCGCGCACGAATCGCCACCGATTGGTCCACCTACAAACAAGCCTTAATTAGTAATAATCTGGATCCGGAGGACTATGCCGAGGAGATGGTGGACAAATTGAATGTCGAGTTTCAGAGGGAATCTCGCGCTTACAGGTCGGAAGAGGAGGTCCGGAATACCTGGAGTAATGTTATTCAGAAGACGGCATGGGATATGACCAGAAAATCCCCGCATTACTGGAGGAAGATGGGTCATATGAATTGCCAGAGCTGCTGGGCCAGGGATTTCTGTCTAGAGGAACTCAGAGGAGGGGACACGGAATACTTGCTACGTGGTGGTGGTTATATGATAGACACCGGTAGGGAAGATATAAACGGAAAGGGGGAATCTCTGGATGTATCTTGTGCAAGTGACAGAGAGTCCTAAGCTGAATGTTCTCATTTACGGTCCACCGGGCATTGGTAAGACTTGGCTTACTTCTACAGCCCAGGATCACCCCGCCATGGCGGATATCTTTTACCTTAATATCGAGGGCGGTCTGGCCACCGTTGCAGGACGTGGGGACGTCAGGGCTATTAATATTGTAGGAATAGAGAAGTTTAAGCCCACTGCCGATATGCCCGGTCTCCCGGAGAACTGTTCCACCCTGGAGGACGAATTTTGGAAACTAGCTGGGCGACAGGGAGAATATGCCAGTATAAAGACGGTAATAATCGACTCTGGCACCGAATGTCAAACCCTAAGTCTGGAGGCCATTGTTACTTCGGCCATAGCCAAGAATAAGATTAAATACAAGGACCGGAGCCCGGACGAGGTTTACATGGACGACTATGGAAAAAGTACCGCACAGCTGAAGAGGATATTCAGATGGTTTCGAGACCTGCCCATGAACGTCTTTATTACTGCTTTGCCACAAATGGTCTTTCCTAAGGGAGAGAACCTGAACAGCAAGAACCTGGAACCCCTGGAGGTCCGGCCCCAGTTTACCGCAAAGTTAGGTGAGGCGGTCATGGGTTATATGGACATGGTTTGGTATATGTACAAGGACAATAATGGCAGACATCTGCTAACTCAGGACACGGGCAAATTCCGCGCCAAAACCCGGGGTATGAAGTTCTCACAGGTTATAGGTCCCGTGATTGACATTAGGGACGAACTAAACCCCGAGGATGAAGGTCTGGACATACCTGATATTTATGATTTATACTTGGAGGCCGAGGCCCCCAGTGTGAATAATAAAAAGAAGAAATAAGGAGGAATTATCACTATGACTAATCCATTTGGAAATCCACAAGACAACGACGGGGCAATAACATTTGAGGTCGATCTGAGCAATGAAACTGGCTCAACTACAATCCCGGAGGGAGACTATATAGGTAGACTAGTCAACCTCGAAAAGACTACCTCCAAGGCCGGAAACCCCATGTGGGTTTGGGACTTTGCTATTACCGAAGGTGAATATGCTGGCATGGAGTTCAGGCTGTTTACTGCGATTACTCCCGCTGCATTGTGGAAACTGGCCGAAACCCTGGAGGCTTTGGGGGTTGGTGGCTTCGGCCAGGCTGTTAAATTCACGACAGAAGAGGTCCTGAATACCCTGGTGGTCATGCACGTCTACGACGACGATTACAATGGCCAGCTGAGGAGCCAGCTCGATGGTATCGCAGCTCATCCCAACGGAGCTGGCACCAAATACCAAAACCCCAACATCCCTCCGACCAGCGCCCCAGCAACTACCAAAGGTAGGAATAGACGCAATGCTAGTAAATAGTCCTGGCAAATACTGTGAGGCTATGGAGTTTATCTCCAAGCCCCACAGTGAAATGGTAGTCGACCTGGAAACTACGGGACTGGATCCTTGGCATGGGGATCGCCTATGCGGAATTGCCATTCAGTGTTCCGATAGAAGATTTTATTTTCCTTTTAGGCACCGGGGGGAGGGTGCACCCGGAAATATCCCCATATCCAGACTGAAGGATTTTAAAAAAGTGCTTAACAGGAAGAACACTACCTATGTCGGCTGGAATTATAAATTTGACCTGGAGATGCTTTATGTAGACGGCATTTCCTTGCCATCGAGAGTGGAGGACGTTATGTTGGCCGCCCACCTCATGAATGAGAACGAATATCTGTTGGACCCACTTGGTAGGGTACAGTTTCGGGCAGGAAAACCCGTAACCACCTATCAGTTAAAATACCTTTCCGACAGGTATTTGGGCCAGGGATCCAGTATGGAGGAAAAAGCACTCATTGACAGGATTCTGGCTCACGGTCTAGCCAGGACGCCAAAACAGGCCAAGGGTGCCATGTGGAAACTCCCCGCTGAGATGGTGGCACCTTATGCTCTCGATGACGTCAGGCTGACCAAGGAAATGAAGGAGTTCTACAAGCCCCATTTAATCAACTGGAAGCTGTATGATCTGTGGCAGGAGGTCAACTATTATAGTCTAGTTACCACCAAAGCCGAGATCAACGGGATGCTTATTGATGTACCTTTGTTGGAGCAGTATATGGCCGAGGTCGGCCCCCAAATGGTGGAGCTGCTTGCGCGAATAGAGGGACTGGCAGGGTATAAAATCAACCCCGACAGTTCCAAGCAGGTCTGCAGTCTATTCGGTATCAGCAGCAGTAACAAAGACGCTTTGGAAGACCTTGTCGACAAGGGGAATGAAATTGCTGGACTGATATCCCAGTATAGACAGTGTAGCAAGATCAATGGTACATACTACGAGAAATACCTAGAGTATATGGACAGTAAGAACATCTTGCGCACTAGCCTTCACCTGGCAGGCACAATCTCCGGGAGACTGTCATCCAGTAATCCCAACCTGCAAGCCATCCCAAGGAAGACTGACGTATACAAAGTTAAGGATGTGTTCATGGCTCTGCCGGGTCATTATTTCGTGCAGGCTGACTATAGCCAAGCAGAGATGCGGCTGGGTACTGACTATGCCCAGGAGAGCCGGATGGTTGAAAAGATTCTCAGAGGAGCAGATTTGCATACTGAAACCTCCGAAGAGTTGGGCATACCCAGGGATGCCGCCAAGCGGATTAATTTTGGTGTAATATATGGAATTGGAAAATCCAGCTTGGCTAGGCAGCTGAAGATACGGGAGAATCTCGCGGGACAATATCTCAATAAATACCATGGTACGTACCCGGGGTTCAAAGCCTTATCTAGACGTTGCGAGAAGATGGCCAACGAGAGGGGATATATCCGTATGTGGACCGGGAGGGTCAGGCGATACGACCAATATAATCCCACCCACAAGGCTATGTCCAATCTCATTCAGGGTGGGGTGGCCGAAATGATGAGGGTGGTCATCAACAGAATTGATAGAGAGCTACCAGAAGTCAAGATGTGTCTACAGGTTCATGACTCTATTATCTTCCAGATCCCACAAGATCAATTCAATGTATTATTGCCCGAGATCAAGAGAATCATGGAGAAAACCCCACAGTTTGGTGTGCCAATGAAAGTCGACATCGAGTATGGCATCCACTGGGGGGCGGCAGAGAAATGGAAAGGAGACGTGTAGTGCTCATATGTTATAAGCTTACAGAGAATGATAACTCACAGGCACCCACCCAAGTATACCCGGGAGACGCTGGTTGGGACCTGTACACCAACGAAAGGGTTATGATCCCGCCACATTCATTTAGAGATATCCACACGGGCGTTTCCGTCGAGTTACCATTAGGTGTGTGGGGTTTAATCATAGGCAGGTCCAGCACGATCAGAAAGTACGGTCTAAGAGTGGAACCTGCAGTCATTGATAACGGGTATAGGGGTGAGTTACTCGTTGGGGTCTGGAATCACACCAACGAAGAAATATTTATTGACGCTGGCACCCGACTGGCCCAATTCATACCCATCCATACAATATCGCTACAGTGGCAGCTGGTTGATGAATTGTCACATAGTGACAGGGGAATCAATTCCTTCGGTTCTTCCGGAGTGTAGAATACTTTTATAAACGGGGAATATCTCTCGCCTCACCGTGGGCAAAAGAGATACCTCCCCGCGGATTAGAAAATAGGGGAGGAGAGGTAGTATGTCATCCAGTGGCACAATGGTTTATTTAGCTGGTCCCATCGATGATGTTGATATGTCTGAAGCCGTAGGATGGAGAGCACGCCTGGTATCACTATTGCGGCAACACAATATTAGCTGTTTTAACCCCGTTGGGGCTTATTTCATAGCTGATGTCCCATCGGTGGCTGAAAAAGTAGTGTCCATTGATAGGTTTGCGATCTTCCAATGCGACGCAGTTATAGCATATCTGGCTGGGGAGGGTAGGGCTTTTGGGACCATTCGTGAGATCGAGTTCGCCCGAAGCATGGGTAAGAAGGTCATAGTTGTGGTAGACAGCCTTGCCAGTGCCTTTAGTCATGATGTAGAAGTAGTGCCAACTTTGGAAGTAGCTGTACAGGAGCTGTTAATAGGGGTTACGAAGGAGGATTCGTTATGATAGACGTTATTGTTGGTGGTCAATTTGGGGATGAAGGTAAGGGGTCAGTTTGCGCTTGGCTGGTGGACAAGAAGAAACAGGAGGGGGACCCCTACAGGTTCGCCGTTAGGGTGGGAGGTAGTAACGCGGAGCATAGGTTCACCACCCCGAATGGGCGAAAGTTCACCTCCCGGGTGCTCCCCACGGCAGCTTGGCTGCAGCCGGGTCTGGATATAATCATAGGTCCGGGGCATATGGTCCGGCTGGACACCCTGCAGAAGGAAATTGAAACCCTTGTAGAGCTTCACGGGGTGGACGTCGAGAAGAGAATATTCATCGACCCCCTGGCTGGGGTCATCGAGCCAGGTCATAGAGAGGCGGGTGTGGTCACGGCATGGAGGGGATCTACACATCAAGGCGTGGGGCAGGCAGTGGCCCATAAGGTGTTGAGGGACGGTAACTTTAAAACGGCTCGTGACTACCCGGAGCTGAGGAAGTATACCAGGTCCACGTGGGATCTTCTCTGGCACTACAATTGCCAGGGGGTAAATGGTATTCTGGAAGGAAACCAAGGCGTGTTGTTATCTCTGAATCATGGTTATTATCCATATTGTGCATCAAAAGATGCGACCCCTGCTGCCCTATTAGCCGAAGCTGGAATACCCTTTAAATATGTGAGGGACGTCTATGCAGTCTACCGTACAGTTCCCATGAGGGTCCCAGGCAATAGCGGCCCAACGGGGGGAAGGGAGCTATCATGGGAGGAGTTAGAAGAGGCTATAGGGGTAAGTATTCCCGAGGGTGTAAAGGTTCAGACGGATTCTGGGGATCGGGAGCGGGTATTCCTGTGGTCCTGGAGTGATTTCACCAAATCCGTGCTGATATGTGGTCCAACCAAAATGGTCTTGACGTTCGCGGACTGGTACCCGGCTAAATTAATGACCGAGAGTCTGGAAGAACTTATTGACATAATGGAAATGACCGCAGACTGCCCCGTGGTGATGATGAGATATGGTCCCGGATGGTATGACTATCAGGAATTACCTGTCAAATAAATACTTGACAAATTGTGTCCCTCCATGTTATAATAGTAATAGATACTAGAAATAACAAGGAGGGGCATAAATGGTAAGAATATTCGTTAAAAAATGGTTTGCTGATAAAAACGGATTATCAGCAAGTATGGATGGAGATATACTACGTGAAACAGATAAAGCCGTGTATTTTAAGGGACATATGTCAGTGGACGCCCCGGTTGTTTGTGGTAGGTGCGGTCTTGAACTTACACATCCCATCAGCCGCCTGATAGGGATCGGCCCCACCTGCTGTGAACATCTGGGTATCCCCAGACCGTCGGAGGATGAAATGGATATCGAGGGAATCAAGGAACAACTGAGGGCCAGGACTGCGTATGAGGGGTGGTTGCCCAAGAGCCAGATTGACACCGACGGAGACTATCAGGTTGCCCCAGAGAATAAACCAGCTGAAGTAACCAGGATTGTGGCCCAAGAGGACAAGTTGTATCTGCGCTGTCCCTTTGAAGACAATGATAAAGCTAAGATGATACCTGGCTGCAGGTGGGATAAGAAAACTAAAGCCTGGTCATTCCCGGCATCCCCTCATGTGGCGGAAAGATTAGAGGAAGCTTTTGGGGGACACTGCTTCGAGGGGGCAGCCATTGGTATATTGGAAAAATCACAGATATATAAGGAGAAGCAAGCGGTGAAGTCCTCCGTTGATCTCCCGGACCACCCGAGCCTAACCGACAGCTGGCTGCACCAAAAACAGGCATACCAATTCGCCAAAGATTTCCCCGGAGCGGGTATATTCATGGAAATGGGAACAGGGAAGACAAAGGTGGCTATAGATATAATGGCAAACCGGGGCGACAAAAAGATATTAGTGGTGGCTCCCAAAAGAGTGTTGAGAGTTTGGCCCCGAGAGTTTGCGAAGCACTCAATCAGTCCCGTAAACGTGGTACCATTGACCCAATCCACCAATCAAGCCAAGGCTAACCAAATAGCCAACTACGACGGTCCGTACCCCGTGGCATTTATCACCAATTATGACGTAGTATGGAGAGATCCCCTTGCCAGCGTGGTTATGAATTATGGCTTTGACTGTGTGGTGGCCGATGAAGTCCACCGGATAAAGAAGCCCGGAGGAAAGGCTTCGATGTTCATGTACCGGCTGGGCCTGAAAGTTTCGCACAGACTGGGCCTGACAGGAACCCCAATGCCCCATAGTCCACTGGATATCTATGGCGTGTATAGGTTCTTAGAACCCGGTATACTGGGTACTAATTACGCCAGGTTTGAATCCCAATATGCTGTAAAAGGTGGCTACGAAGGTAGACAGGTTGTGGGTTACAGAAACCTAGACGAGTTACACGAGCGTATCTACAGAATAGCTTTCCGGGTTAAATCCGCAGACGTATTGGATCTCCCGGAGCCGATCTACGAAACCTGCGCCTTCCAACTGTCCGGGGAGGCAAAGAGAATTTACCGACAGATGGAAAAAGACAGCGTTGTAACCTTCCAACAGGCTGGCTCATTAATAGCCGACAACGTCTTAACACAGCTGCTCAGGTTGCAGCAGATTACCAGTGGATATCTGCCTGGTGAAGATGGAATTCGTTTGGTGGATACAAGCAAGAAGGACCTTCTCGGGGACATTCTCGGAGACATTGATACCAAAGAACCTATAGTGGTCTTCGCTCGATTTATCCACGATCTGGAACAGATTAGGGGAGTAGTTGAATCGCAAGGCAGAAAATATGCGGAATTGTCTGGACGAATGGACCAGCTGGAAGAATGGAAAAATGGAGATTACGACGTCATAGCAGTTCAAATCCAGTCGGGAGGAGAAGGAGAGGATTTCACCCGGGCTAGGTATACCATATACTACAGCCTAGGATTTAGTCTCAAAGACTATGAGCAAAGCCTATTTCGGACCCTGCGCCCGGGACAGACTAGATCTCCGATGTTTATTCATTTGGTGGCCGAAGGTACTGTTGACGAAAAGATAATGAAAGCCCTGCAAGATAGGAAACAGGTAGTGGAATCTGTTCTGAATGACTATAGGGAAAAGGGAGCCGGGGACTAACCCCCGGCTTTTCCCTATTTATTGGCATCCACATAACTTTCTCCAAACACATACCCCATCACCGGCAGCACGACCGCCCAGTATGCGTCCTCGGGGATTCCTAGCCCTAGCCCTTCGTTGGCAATTACCAGGCCTACTGCGCCTACAGTGAGCCAGAATTTGCGGCTTTTAAACTTACTCATATCTTCACCCCCTATTTTACGACCGCGACCCGGTCTTTTTCATCCCAGATGACCTGGTTGTTTAACGCTTCTACCAGTTCTCGAAGCGGCACCCAGGTTCTGTTGTCTATCAATTTTCCGGGTAGCTCTTTACCCTTAACGATTACCTTTATCTCCTTCACATCTACAGCCACAATATCATCCCCCTTTATCCCCAGGTAATCCAGCACGCCGGCTGCTATGGACCGGGCTAACTTCTTCTGCATCTCCGGCTGCCTTAATTGTTTTTCTTGCTCAGGGTTCGATATAAACCCGCACTCTACCAGGATAGCCGGCATTTTCGTCTCCCGGGTCATGTGCAGGTTTTTAATCCGGATGCCGCCATCGGGCCAGCCGGTGGCCTGTACCAGTTCGGCCTGTACCTTCTTGGCTAGCTGCTCAGCCCGGCCACCGGTACCCTGGATAAAAGTGCTGATATAGTCTGCTTCCCGGCGAGCAGCAGAGTTGATATGTACCGATATAGCCAGGTCACATTTTGTATTATTGAGCAACGCTGACCGTGTAATAGGTTCCACGGTCCGGTCATCCGTCCGGGTCAATACGGGTTCCAGGCCAGCTTGTCTCAATAGCCGGTCCAATTCTAGGGAGATTGCAAGAGTTACGTCTTTTTCGTATATTCGAGTTAGGCCTACTGCACCAGGGTCAAATCCCCCATGCCCCGGGTCAATTCCTATCTTCATTTCGCACCGCCCTCCGCCTTTTTAAGCTGCTCTAACGCCTCTTGGATCTGTACCGGAAACGGTACCCCTGCCCGGCCCAGGTTCTCCATCATGCTCAGGCCCTCGTTTGCGATATAGAAAAATATCGCCAGGTTTCGCAGTATCTCCTGCCCTAAGAGCATGTCCAGCCAGTACGCTACCGCAATGGGCACAAAAAGTAGAATCTTTTTGGCAATGCCTCTAAAACCTACCCGGCTGTTTAAGTTCTGCTCGCCATAGGCCGCCACAAGGCCGGTTGCATAGTCGAGTACAACAAAGAGTACTAATACCTTTAATGCCATGTCCCAGCCCCCTAGCAGCGAAGTTAGAAGCCCCCCCACTAGGGTGACGAGCCATTTTAGCCAGATTAGAAAATTACTCATCACTTTACCTCTCTTTCCCATATAAAATAAGCCGCCCTATTCGAGCGGCGGCAAATTTACAAGCGCTTAGGATTATGAGTCCTTGAAAATACCTTGTGTATATCTCTTTCCTCCTGGGTCCTGATAAAGGAAAAATTTGTTCGATTTTTTTACTCTTCCACTCTCGCTATTCCGAGAGCGGAAGATGCTCTTGCATCAATTGATTAATCATGTTTTCTTGCTCAAGGTTCTCGCCAACCAGTTCCGCTATCAGGGTGTTCTGTTGGTCGATAATATCCAGCAGCTCTAGGGCGGTTTTAAGGTTCATTAGATCAGCCTTGGCCTCCATCCAGCAGAGCCTGCACTTCTTCGCGCCATCTAGCAGGCACATCTTCAATGGTCATTGCCCCAGCCAGGATTCTTCTGTAGTATATTTTAGCCATTATCAATTACCTCCTCGTTTGCTGCTATGATTTCTGCTAGTTCGATCAAGGCATCTTCCTGCTCTTTAATCTGAGCCTGCAGGGCCTCATTTTTGCGCTTTTCTTCGAGCAGTTGGTCTTTGGTTGATAAATACTTAAACATCTTCCATACCTTCCTTCCACTTGTATATTTCTTTTCTTTTTCGCTCCCTCGTGGCATGACTTCCTCCTGTTATACCGCAGAGCTTGACGCTCTGCTCCTGCTTCCTACGTTAGATTATAGATGTGTATCTATCCGATACACAGGCCGGGGACAAACCCGTACGCATAGTACGCGAGGCTGCTGCTCAGAGCGCCGGAGGTGTCCACGACGCGGACGGAGTCCGCGTAGCCCGGATACGGGCCGCGAAACCACCAGT